CTCCTTTATATTGTGATGCTCACAGTATAAAGGGAAATTATGCACAGCATCTTTTTAATTCTCAAAGAAATTTCAATATTTTGGAAGGAGGTCTTTTCATAATTGCTTACAACTCATAATGTCCCCGGAGCCTTTAGCAGCAACAAAGGAAAAGACTTCGCAGCCGTGCTCGAAGAAATCACAAAAATCGTCGAGCCGCAAGCCCCCGGTATTGAAGTGCCTGAAAAGGGCTGGCCTACCTGGGGTGGGTATCACGATGAAGTGGGAGGACGATGGAGCGTGGTGTGGCGAACTCACGACGCGCAATACTGGGGAGTGCCCCAACGCCGTCGTCGTATCTCGGTTGTCGCAGATTTTGGAGGAGACACCGCATCCGAAATACAATTTGACGGCGAAAGCGTGTCAGGGGATATTGCGGAGAGCGGAGCGTCGGGGGAAGGATTTGCCGAAGCTGCTGAAGCAGGTGCTTCTTATGCAGTCCGCATCAGGGGGGGCTGTGACGGAGGAGGAAAAGGCGCGTTAGTGCAGACGGAGAAATGCGGAACGCTGGATACGGGAAACAATCAGACAATTTTCCAAAGTTGTATAACTCCGTGGGATTGCCAAAGTAAGCGTATTTTCGGTACAAGCGGCGAAGCACCTACATTGCAAGGCGGCATTGGCGGAGGGGTAAATAATCCTGCGATATTCTGCATGGCCACACAGCAGGGCGGCGCGGAACTGCGGACAGACGACCGCGCGCCCACACTGACCGCAGCGGCGGGCATGAGTGGGAACAACCAGCCGGTTGTATGCGCCGGTTTTAAGCTGGGCAACAGTGAACAGGCGAGGAGCATCGGCTATCAAGAGGAACTGTCCCCTACACTGAACGCAGAGTGCGGCGGGAATAAGCCAGCTGTGGTTGCACCAGCGGTGGCACTGGACATGACACCCGCCTGTGACGTCATCCGCGAGTGCGGTGAGCAGGTACCGGCATTGCAGGCGAGAATGGGGACAGGCGGCAATCAAGTGCCGCTGACGTACCAAGATGTGACGGGTACGCTCTCCCCCGGTGCTCATGCCGGAAGCTACAACGGGCAGGACGCATACAACGATATGTTGGTGTGCGGGGCATCCCCGGATGTGGCGCACGCGCTACGGGCAAAGTCTGCCTGCGCGTACCGGGAGGACGCGGAGACATACCCGGTGCAGAACATGGTGGTGCGCCGATTGACGCCGTTGGAATGTAGCCGCTTGCAGGGATACCCGGACGGATGGGTGGAAATCGGCGAGTGGACGGATGAGAAGGGCAAGAAACACAAGGACGCGGACAGCCAAAAGTACAAGGCGCTGGGCAACTCCATCGCCCTGCCCTTCTGGGACTGGATGCTGCGGCGCATGGCGCGGTATCTGCCGGAGGGCGCGACGCTGGGGAGTTTATTTGATGGAATCGCAGGTTTCCCGCTGATTTGGGAGCGCATACACGGCAAAGGCTCAGCGCGGTGGGCAAGCGAGATCGAGCAGTTCCCCATCGCGGTGACAAAAAAATGGTTTGGGGAGGAATGACATGACAAGAGATGAGATCGTGACCGCGCTGCGGTGCTGTGGAAACCACACGGCTTGCAATTCGTGCGAGCTCAGGAATACAGGAGAGTGCCTGAGGATTATGCCTGCCGCCGCGAGTTCTGGACAAAGGTGGTGGGGTAATGGAAAATTTGTTGCAAAACATCGCCAGTGGGCTGTGGATCGTGTTGGGCGTGTACTGTTTCTTCGTTCTAAGGAAGTGGAACAAGCGGTTCAGTGAACTGTATGATGAACTGAAATGGGAGGTGGAGCGATGAAACGACTGACAAAACGTGAAAATGGGCACACGCATTACCAGAGATGCTTTGAAGAACCGTGCGGCGGCATGGGATGCCGCACTGAGGACTGTGGATTTAAGGTAGAAATCTGCGAACGCCTTGCCGCTTACGAGGACACGGGGCTTGAGCCGGAGGAAGTCATGCCGAAAGATAAGGCAGACGAGATCGCACTGAAGCTGATGCGCCTTGCTGATTTAGAAAGCCTTTGCAACTATACCCGCCTGCGCGAGTTGGCCGAGGCCGACAAGGCCGGTCGGCTGGTGGTGCTGCCGTGCAAGGTGGGCGATACGGTGTGGATTACAGGCTCAGTTCGGCGCTTGTATAGTGAAAAAGTCAGAACATTTTTCTGCGGCGATCCGAATTATAGTCGCGGGATGGCCGACAACGGCGTGAAGATGATTCGCACGACGGGATGCGATATTCCCATCCATAAATTTGGCAAGACCGTATTCCTGACCCGCGAGGAGGCGGAGAAAGCATTGGAGGCGATGAAGGATGGCTGAATTGAAACGCTGCCCTGAGTGCGGTGGAGTTGCAACCGTTATCCATATGTACGATACCTACGATAGAGCAGATTTTGGGTGGGATGCCGGCTGTGGGAGATATAGGGCTGGTGATGGCCTCCACACAAAGAAGATGAAAGTATCTGGGCTGCCCAGCAAAGAAAAAGCAATCGAAGCATGGAACAGGAGGGCTGACAATGGCTGAATACATTGAGCGGGAAGCGTTACGCAAAGTTTTAGAGAGTTGGCGGGACGCTCATGCGGATGTTGATGACGAACAAGGCTGTGGGCTGCTTGAAGATGTGATATGGGAGGTAGACGCACAGCCTGCCGCTGATGTTGTCCCGGTGGTGCATGGGCGGTTTGTACATGACGGGCCGAGGTTTGCTGGCGGCGTGGACTGGTGGCACTGTAGCAGCTGCGGCAGAGTGGTGTCCGGAGTGGAGACGCGCTTTGACTACTGCCCCCACTGCGGCGCGAAGATGGACGGAGGTGATAGCGATGCGGCTGATTGATGGGGAAGAATTAGAGCGCTTGTTTAACGAGCAAATTGAACAAGGCGCAACAGATGCGTTTGATGCGTTCGATGATGCTTTGCAAGACACACCCACCGTTGACGCCGTGGCCGTGACGCGGTGCAAGGACTGCAAGCACTATCGCAACCACCCAAACGGCCTGTGTTACCTACATACGGAGCCAAAGACAAATGCCCGCGGGTATTCCGGCGAGGCGGTGTGTGTAGAGCCGGAGGACTTCTGCTCCTACGGCGAACGAAAGGACGGGGCAGATGCAGAAGGGTGACGTGATCCGGGCGCGGTTTATGACGCTGCCGGACTTATTCCCCGGTAAGGGGTGCGAAGAAAAGAAATTTCCTATACGCAAGGGCACGGTGGTGTATGTGCATCCGAAGGGGTGATACATCGTGGCGGAGTGCGGCGGGGTGCGGGAGACATTCTTCCCGGAGGATATTATACAGTGCGACCTGCCAGGCCCTCCGCCGATGGTGTATGACCTAAAAGAAGCGTTGGTTACGCTGACGGAGGTGGACAAGAAGATCATGACCGCATTGGGGAGGAGGTGCTGACATGAGCGAGTTCCCGGAACGGCTGAGAAAGCTGCGGGAGAGAAAGAGACTGAAGCGGTATGTGCTGTCAGAGCGCTGCGGGCTGAACTCTGACGCCATACGCCGGTATGAGCTGGGGACGGCGAAGCCGACGATGGATGCGCTGAAGAGCATAGCGGATGAATTCGGCGTGTCGGTAGACTATCTGATGGGCAGGACGGACTATCCCTGCGTGGTAGATATTTCCGAAAAATAAATTTTGAAAATTCCACTTAAAAGTGGAAAAATTGAAAAAACGCACTTTATCATGGGAGATGCAGGGGCAAACTCTGCATCTCCATTCTTTTTCTTTTCCCCCTTCTTTACCTGATGGGCGGGGCTTCGGCTCCGCCCGGAGGGAGCAATATGCGGCATAGGTGCCCCGTAAGGGGAGACCACAGCGAGTGACGGGGACTTTCCCTGAAGCGCTAAAGCAGGGCAGGACCGCAATGCCGCACCAGCCACACAAGCGGGCGAGGAAGCGCAAAAAGCTAAGTGTCAGGAGGTCGGCAGAAATGTGACGTACTGACGGCTGGTAGGAAGGCGCAGCGCGGTGTGATTGCGCTGGCAGACCGCTGCAAGGGACGCGTCCCAAATAGTCTGCTTACTTTAGATAGGACTTCCCGCACCTCTTAGCAATGTGTCCCAGGGAAGACGTTGATGATCTGCTGGTAGAGCGCCAGCAGCATAATCAAAATAAAGCTCAATGGGTTCAGGTGAGGCGAAAGCCGGGTACAGACGTGCCAATGACAAAGGCCAGTTGCGGGAGGCCGGTGCGTCAGGCAAGGAAGGAAGTGAGCAAAATGGCAAAGGTAGGATGCCCGAGAAAATACCAAAGCGTCAAGCAAATGCAGAAAGCCATTGACGCTTACTTTATCAGCTGCAAGGGAGAACCTATTATCGGTGATGATGGTCAGCCCATTATGGACAAATACGGCAACGTCATCCTGATAGGGCAGAAGCCTCCGACTATAACGGGGCTTGCGTTGGCGTTGGGGTTTACGGGCAGACAAGCGTTGATCGATTATCAGGCAAGGCCTGAGTTTACGGACACGGTCACGCGCGCGAAGTCCATGTGCGAGGAATACGCAGAGGCGCGGCTGTATGACCGTGATGGTGCGAACGGCGCAAAGTTCAGCCTGAGCTGCAATTTCGGGTGGCGCGAAGTCAATGAGACAAAGATAAGCACAGATGCGGTCAAGGTGATAATTGATGTCTGACATTCGCCTGTCTGAAAAAATCGGCTCTGCGTTCTACGACGTGGCGCATGACGTGTTCCACCACGGACACACGCACTACGATTTCAGCGGTGGGCGTGGCTCACTGAAATCCTCCACGGTGTCTGTACTCGTCCCCCTGCTGCTGATAAACAATCCTGGTACACACGCGCTGGTGCTGCGCAAGGTGGCAAACACGATCCGCGATAGCGTATATGCGCAGTATATCTGGGCAATCGGTGAACTGGGTATGGCGGCGTATTGGGAAGCGAAGGTTTCCCCGATGGAGCTGATCTACAAGCCTACCGGGCAGAAGATCATGTTCCGGGGCGCTGATGACCCCATGAAAATTAAGTCTATCAAGGTGCCGTTTGGCTACATTGCCGTGACGCACTTTGAAGAAAAAGACCAGTTTGCCGGTCGTGCCGAGATACGAACGATTTTACAGTCTACAATGCGCGGCGGTTCGAAGTATTGGAACTTTGAAAGCTACAACCCGCCGATAAGCCGCGATAACTGGGCGAACAAGGACAGTCTGGAAGAACGCACAGACAGGCTGTGCCACAAGTCAACGTACTTGCAAGCACCGCCAGAGTGGCTAGGTGAGCAGTTTTTGGCAGAGGCGGAACATCTCAAGGCCACGGACGAGAGAGCGTACCAGCACGAGTATTTAGGTATTCCTGTGGGTACGGGCGGCAACGTGTTTGACAACCTTGAGCTGCGGGAGATCACCGACGAGGAAATGTCGCATTTCGACCACATCTACCAAGGCGTGGACTATGGGTGGTTTCCTGACCCCTTTGCTTTTATCCGTTTGCACTACGACCGTGCGAGGGAAACTATTTACCTGATGGACGAGATATACCAAAACAAGCTCACGAACGAGGCAAGCGGCAACATCATCATTCAGCGTGGATATAAAGACGCATATATTACCTGCGACAGCGCGGAACCTAAAAGCGTAGCAGACTATCGCGCTATGGGCCTTCCGGCAAAGGCGGCGGTCAAAGGCCCCGGCTCTGTTGACTATGGTATGAAGTGGTTGCAGCGGCGGAAAATCGTCATTGACCGGAAACGCACACCAAACGCATACAACGAGTTCGTGAATTACGAATACGACCGAAACAAAGACGGAGATATTATCAGCGGCTACCCGGATGAGAATAACCACTTGATAGATGCTACCCGGTACGCCGTTGAGCGCATTTCCCGTCGGATGGGAGTTATTGCATGAGTAACGCGGTTATTATCAAACTGAATGAACTGGGCTATACCACCATCCCCGACAGCTTTTATAGCAAAGTGTACGAGTGGAAAAGCTGGTATCAGGGCGACGTTAAAGGCTTCCACAACTACACTGTGCAGAACGGTGAGCGACAGGTGAAGTGTAGGCGCTACTCCCTTGGCATGGGGAAAAAGCTGTGCGAGGATTGGGCTAATCTCTTGATGAACGAGAAAGTCCAAATCACACTTGAGGGTCAGAAAGAGCAGGACTTTATTGACCTGGTGCTGACGGAAAACAACTTCACCGTAAAGGCGAACGAGATGCAAGAGATGAAGTCCGCACTGGGCACTGTGGCCTATGTCCCGCGCGTCATTGGGCAAGAGATCAGCGAAAGCGGGGATATTGTACCAGGCAACGCATCCGGTATCGTGCTGGACTATGTGACCATCGAGAACATTTACCCGCTGTCCTGGCAAAATGGATATATCAGCGAGTGCGCGTTTTCTTCCGAAGTCACGCGGGGAGGAAAAGATTATCTGTACTTGCAGATACACCGGCGTGAGGACAATGGCAACTATGTCATTGAGAACCGCATCTATCGGTATAACAATGAGCAACTGGCTGATGAACAGCTTGTTAATGTCAAGGGATTTGAAAATATCCCGCCTGTGGTGCACACAGGTAGCGACAAGCGGCAGTTTGTCATTGACCGGCCCAACATCGCAAACAACGTCAACTATCTGCTTCCGACCGGTATCGCAATCTACGCCAATGCTATCGACGTATTGCAGGGCGTTGATATTGCCTATGACAGCTACGTTAACGAGTTCAAACTTGGCAAAAAGCGCATCATGGTCAAGCCGTCTGCGGCACAGTATCTTGACGGTACCCCTGCTTTTGACCCTGACGATGTGGTGTTTTACGTCATGCCGGAGGATACAGAAGACGGCGCAGTTGTAACACCAATTGACATGACGCTGCGGACGGCGGAGCACAACACCGGAATTCAGGATCAGCTCAATATCCTTTCCAGCAAGTGCGGCTTCGGTGAAACCTATTACCGCTTTGACGGTGGCAGCGTAGCAACTGCCACACAGGTCATCAGCGAAAACTCTACTATGTTCCGCACCATCAAAAAGATGGAGATCGTTCTGGAACAGGCGCTGGTGGAGCTGTGCCGCATTTTGCTTCGGATGGGCAACACGGCCATGAACGCTGGGCTGGATGAAGATGTGGAAATCTCCATCGATTTTGATGACAGCATCATTGAGGACAAGCAAACCGACTTTTCCCGCGATATGCAGCTTCTGACAGCTGGCATTATGAACGATTGGGAGTTCCGTATGAAGTGGATGAATGAGGACGAGGCGACCGCAAAGGAGGCGCTGCCGAAGATGCAGGATATGACAACTGAAAAAGAAACGGAGGTAGAGTAATGGGCGGCAGAGGTGGAGCAGGTGTCGGCACTTCCACTACGAAGAATAATATTCGCACGGTGAAAGGAGTTTCTGTTGGCTCTCGGCTTTTTGCAAAAGAAAGCGATGTCGCTAAACTTTCGCAAAATACTATCTAGGTTGAAAACACAAGCACGCCGCACGCTGTTCTGAAAAACAGTCAAGGAACAGTTCAAGTGCAAGGTAATAAAAAGGACAAATACGGCCTTCTCGAAAATGTGAATACCGCCGTTGTGCATCTCAGCGGCGTTGACCGAAGCACACCAACAAGGGAAGTCGCCAAATTAAACAAGCAACTTAACGAAATACGCTCACGTGGTTTTGATGTCCAAAGAATTAGTGTGGGCGAATATGAAAGCGTTGCTTACATAAAACGAAAGCTATTCACAAGGGCTTTTTAACAATTTTCCATGATAAACTTTGAAAATTTGGACAAGTTCATGTTCCCCGGGGTCGGAAAGTACGGTATCCCGCAGATTGAGCCGGTCAAGGCGTATCCGCACGGCGAGTTTATCCCTGCGAATTACCATTACACGGCGAAGGACACGAAAAGCAAGATCGTGCATTTCTTCGTGGACGATTATCAATTCATTCGATATTGGAACACGCCTGACAAGTACATTCCGAAACTGTCGCAGTTTTCGGCGGTGTGTGCGCCTGACTTTTCCACCTACACAGATATGCCGCTGGCGATGCAGATATACAACCATTACCGCAAGCATTGGTTGGCGGCGTACTGGCAAATGCACGGCATGACGGTTTACCCCTCTATCTCATGGAGCGACGAGAACAGTTACGATTGGTGCTTTGACGGTGAGCCAGTCGGCGGTGTTGTGGCGGTTAGTTCGGTAGGCACACAGCAGAGCAAGGAAAGCAAGCGGCTGTTTCTGCGCGGTTACGAGGAAATGATGAAGCGGCTCTCGCCGTCATGGGTGATATTCTACGGGAAAGTGCCGGAAGAATGCGACTGGAATGTAATTCGAGTAAAGCCGCACTATGACGAAATTGTGAAACGGAGGAAAGCAAATGAAATATCCGTTTCAGCCGGAAATTCTTGACGCGCTGCCGGAAGAACTGGCAGAGCTGTACCGTGGACTTGAGGACACGCTGCTGATGGAGATATGTTCCCGGCTGAAGCTGCGGGACGAGCTGAACGAGGTTACGGTGCAGGACATCAAGGCGCTGCGGTCACACGGCATCGATCTGAAAGAGATTGAGAAAGCCATACGCCAGACTACCGGCATCAGCGAGAAAAAGCTGAACGAGCTGATAGACGATGTGGTGGAGCGCAACCAAAAGTATTACACCGAGGTCATAGACCTTGCCCGTGTAACACAGCCTGACGTGCTGGTGGATGCAACCACCATTGACGCCATCAAACGGCAGACGCAGGATGCGTTTCGCAACATCACTGCTTCGATGGGGTTTTTGGTAGACGCAGGGCGGACGATGCTACGCCCCGCAAAGGCGTACCAGTGGGCTTTAGATGCCGCTACGTTGAAAGTAGAAAGCGGGGCTATTTCTTATGGGCAAGCCATCAAAGAAGCCGTTAGAGAGCTTGCAAGCGGCGGTCTGCGCGTGGTGGACTACGAGAGCGGACACCGCGATCATGTAGACGTAGCTGCCCGCCGTGCCGTAATGACAGGTGTATCGCAGTTGTGCAGTAAGTACACGGAGCAAGCGGCGGAATACCTGGAGACGCCGTATTATGAAGTGTCTGCCCACGCTGGGGCGCGTGATGTACCAGGGCGGTCGCCGTGGTCATCGCACAAGGAGTGGCAGGGCAAAGTGTATTCCACCCGCAGCGGCGACATCTACCCGAACATCTACGAGGTGTGCGGTCTGGGTGCTGTTGATGGTCTGGAAGGAGCCAACTGCCGCCACCGCCGCAACGTTTGGGTTGAGGGCGTAAGCGAGCGCACATACACTGACGAACAGCTTGAACATATCGACGACGGTTTGGGCTGTACGTTTGAGGGCAAGACCTATACAGCATACGAGGCCACGCAGGAACAGCGAAAGGTGGAGCGCACCATACGAAAGCTCAAGCGCGAGAAAACAGCGTACAACGCCGCAGGGCTGACAGACGAAGAACAGGCCGTAAATATCAAACTACGCCGCCTGAACGCAAAGTACAAGGCGTTCAGCAAGGCGGCGGGGCTGCCGGAGCAGCGGGAAAGGATGAAGGTGCTGTATGATTGATGAGAAGTTGAAAGCCGCCATCGAAAAGGCCCTTGCTGCCGGATGTCGGGTACAGCTAAAGAGCATGAAAGATGGAAGCGTGAAGGCTCAAATCATCAAAGTAAAAGAGCTGAAAAAGTAATGTTTTTCTTCCATTTTCTTGTGTTGTGTGGTATAATATAGTTAACTAAACAACGTCTGCTTTATTTCACAAAAAGGAGTGTTGGCTTGTTATGACAGACAGGGGTGGTGTTTGGCGCACAATCGGTGGTCGTCGCGTATTTATCAAAGATGGGCAGAGCTTGACAGACGCAATGCGCGAAAGCGGGAAATTTGGCGATTCCGAAAAGGCCGACAAGGTTGGCATTGACCAAAAAAAACAAACTGATGATGCCGCAGCAAGTGCTGAATATGGCGTCAAACACAGAGTTTGGGGTAAAGCGACAGGGACGAGTTATGAAGCAATAAATGGAGATCGGTACAAACTGACAGGAGATAAAAATGGTGAAACGCTTCAGGTCCCACAAAATGAAAGTGGAGAATTTGAAGTGTATAAAGCTCCAAGGACAAGCGGATTCCTTAACGGGAAATACGTTGCTGATGAAAACGTAAATGCGATTTTATCTGATGGTCGAATTGTTCTAAATGACCACGACTTTAACAACGACCCATATTATAAAATACGCGGCATCATTGAAGCTGAAACACTTAGGTTCGCCGGATATCAAAAGGAAGGCCAGTTTTACCGAGGAACTGACAACCCCAAAGAAATTGAATATCTTAAAAACGGAACTATGCGAGCATCTACCAATCACATGACAGGGGAAAAAGAAGATGGGGTTTCTGTATGGGAGAATTCCAAGTACCCGTTTAAGTATCAATATCGAGTGACTGGGGAAGTTGCCGGGGTAGGAAGCGACGGAGAGCCGCTGCTTGACCCCAAATCCATTAAACTTGTCAGCACAAAGTCCTATTCTATTAAGGACTACAATGAAGCGATGGAGAAGGGGAAACCCTTGTTTTGCAAGGCGTACGGATGGACGGAAGCGCAGTACGACGCGGCAAAAAAAGGAAGCATCAAAAACAGAAAGCGACTATAATAAAATACAGCCTTTTGCCAATCGAGGCAAGAGAAGTGGCAATTTGAGCCAAGCAGTGCGCGCAAGCGTATTGTTTGACTCTTTTTTGTAATACGCAGCGGGGAATGACGCTGTGGAAATAAAAGGAGACTATAACGATGGCAGACGAAATCATGACTTTTGACGAAATACTGGCTGATCCGACCTATAAGGCGGAGTTTGACAGGCGAGTTACAAAGGCTCTTTCGACTGTGCAGGCAAAACTAAATGCGGAAGTTGAAAAAAACAAAAAATTCGAGGCTGCCGCAGACGGCGAAACAATTGAGAGCTTGCAAAACAAACTGAAAGAGCTGCAGGGCAAGTACGACAAGGAAACCGAAGCGTACAAAGCACAGCTTGCACAGCGGGATTATCAGACCGCCATTGACAAGGCGATTGCCGACAGCGGCGTGAAATTTTCCTCCAAGTCTGCGGAAAAGGCTTTCCGCGCGGGTATCGGAGACAGCAAGCTCGAAATGAAGGACGGCGCTTTGGACGGGTTCGACAAGTACCTGGAAAAGGCAAAGTCCGATGATCCCAGCGCATTTGTAAAGGCTGGCGCTCGTGTTGACACGCAGGGTTCGCTTGAGGGCGGCACTCGTGAAACAAAGCCTACGTCTTTGCTGGGTGCGCTCCACGAAAAATACGACAAGTAAAGGAGACAATGACACATGGCTATTACTCTTGCTGAAGCTAAGGTCGGCATGGCCGACAAGGTCGACCAGATGATCGTCGACGAATTTCGCCGCAGTTCTTTGCTGCTGGACAGACTGGTGTTTGATAACGCCATTTCTCCGGGCACTGGTGGTTCCACCCTGACCTACGGTTACATTCAGCTGAACACCCCCTCCACCGCCGCTGTTCGTGCTATCAACAGCGAATACACCGCCAACGAAGCTAAGCGCGTTGAAAAGACCGCAAAGGCCATCATCATGGGCGGTTCCTTCTCCGTTGACCGTGTGCTGCAGAACACTTCCGGCGCTGTGGATGAGCTGGCGTTCCAGGCGCAGCAGAAGATCAAGGCGACCAGCAACTACTTCCATAACCTGGTCATTAACGGCACCTCCGCCGCTACCGGTGCTGGTTATGTGACCGGCACTTTTGACGGTCTGAAGAAGCTGCTGTCCGGCACTTCTACGGAGCTGTCCTCCGGCATCAACCTGTCCACCTCTGCGCTGCTGGATAGCAACGCCAACGCGTTCATTGACCAGCTGGATCAGCTGGTGCACACCATCGACGGTGACACCACCATGCTGATGATGAACAGCGATATGCTGATGAAGGTTCGTTCCTGCGCACGCCGTGCCGGTTACTACGAGCGTACAAAGAACGACTTTGGCCAGGTGGTGGAGACCTTTGCCGGTATCCCCCTGATGGACATGGGCAAGTACTACAACGGCACTTCCTCTGTGGACGTTATCGGCACTTCTGCCGCTACCGCTGCCGCCGACGGCACCACCAGCATCTACGCGGTGAGTATCGGTCTGGACGGCTTCCACGGCATTTCCCCCACCGGCAACAGCGTCATTTCCAGCTATATGCCTGACATGAACGCCCCCGGTGCTGTAAAGACCGGCGAGGTCGAGCTGGTGGCAGGCGTGGTTCTGAAGAACACCCTCAAGGCCGCTGTGCTGGACAACATCATCCTGTCCCCCAAGACCGGTAGCTGATTTGAAAGGAGCTGGCTCACATGACATACGCTGATTACGACTATTACTCCGGGACCTATTTAGGAACCGTGAGCGAGGGAGATTTTCCGCGTCTGGCTGTCCGGGCCAGCTCCTTCCTCGATTACTACACGCAGAACCGGGCAAAAGATAACGCCGATATGGACGCTGTAAAAATGTGCTGCTGTGCACTTGTGGACAAGTATCAACTGATCGAAGCCGCGCAGCAGCTTGCCGCAACCAAACTGACAAACGCGGCGACCGGCGATGACGTGAAAAGCGAAACGGTAGGCGGGTACTCCCGGACGCTGGCCAGCGGCGGCGAAGCTGCCGCGTCCGCACTAAGCGCTACGGACGGTGCGAAGAAACTTCTGGCGGCGACCTGTAACGAGTATCTGGCGCATACCGGGCTTTTGTATCGGGGAGGGGGGTGCTGTGGTTGTACGCGCCCCACACTATAACGGTCTACAACGCCGTGCAGGAGACTGACCCTGCGACTTTTGAGGAAACCACAAAACTGTATGTGACCATCCTGCGCGGCGTTATGCTGCAAGCCAGCAAAGCGGTTAACGTCCGAGAAAGCGGACTTGAGAGCGCGGACGCAGTAAACCTGTACATTCCGTTTTCCGTGGAAGCGGTGGACGGCACGACAGGCAAGGCCAAAACTTACGAGCCCCCGCAGGCGTTTCTTGCTGCGGCGGACAAGTCCGGGCTGTGGACGCTGTCTGTGAACGGTAACGGCGGGCTGACGTTCTTTGTGAAAGGCGAGTTTGTCACAGACAAAGAGGACGTGGCTATGGCACAGGACGGCTGCTACAACGTGACCAAAGTGGACGAGAAAGATTTTGGCAGCGTGGATATGCAGCATTGGGAAGTCGGGGGGGCATGAGATGTCGCTCAAGTTCTCTGTTGACGTGCCCGGCATGGACGAGGTAAAGCGGCAGCTTGCAAGGGCCTGTGGCCGCGCTGAAAGCGTTTTAGCGCAACAGGTGATGAAAGATACCATCCCCTTTGTGCCTGCGCTTACAGGTTCTCTGACGCAGAGAACGCGGGTGGTTGGCAACGAGGTCATTTACCCCGGCCCATACGCCCGCTTCCTATACTACGGTAAGGTGATGGTAGACCCGGCGACCGGCAGCACATACGCCCCAAAGGGCGGGCACAAGGTGGTCACAGACCGAAATCTTGTATTTAACACAACAATGCATCCGCAGGCACAGGCACATTGGTTTGATGCTTCCAAAGCGCAGAACATGGAGAAGTGGGTGCGGGTGGCAGATAAGGCGGTGAAGAGATTTGGAAAAGATTAAAAAGGCCGTATCGGCGGCGGAAGAGGATCAGGTGTCGCGCAAGCTGCTTGTGTGGCTGAACACATACCCGGAGCTGCCAGTCGACCTTATCCGCTTTGAGTTTCTTCCCGCCGACACTTCCGCTATGGCGATGTCGACCATTCAGGCGGCGTACATCGTGCGGAAGTATATCACCGGCGGTTATGTGGCGGAGTATCAGTTCAAGATAATCTACCGAGTGAAGCCGGGGAACAGCAACGACAAACGGCTCAAGGCTGACGAACTGTTGAACGCTATCGGGGATTGGGCAAATGGTCAAAAGCCCGACATTGGCGATGACAAGCGCGTTATCAGCATGGAGCCAACCACGCGATCTTCGCTGTTTGCCATGTATGAAAACGGGGACGAAGATCACCAAATCCTTATGAAACTGAATTACGAGGTGAATGTATAATGGCAGATTTGGAATTCAACACCACGGTGGGCCAGACCATTGACCGCGAACTGCTCATTGCGTACCTGAACACCGGCACCGCATCCGCGCCTGTGTGGAGCGCTATCGGTAAGCGCGTTGAGGACAGCAGCGAGGAAATGGACTGGAGCACCGACACCAAGCAGGACATTCTTGGCCACACCTTTACGACCATGAAAAAGCCCACCATCACGCAGACCTTTGACCCCATTCCCTTGGATGCGGGCGATGCTGCGGCGGTGAAGATGTGGAACCTGGCGGTAAAAGACCAGGACGCCCAGGCGCTGGCAAATCAGGACATGATGATCGGCCACTTCTACGCCACCAGCGGCGAGGCGATGTTTGCGGAGCGCTACGACGCTTGCGCTATTGCCATCACCGGCATCGGCGGCGAGGGCGGCGGCACCCTGAACATCACCAGCGAGATCACTTATGGCGGCACCCGCACTGTGGGTACCGTGAAGAAGGGCAGCAGCGGTGCTATTGAGTTTACTGCGGCCTAAATAAAGGGGCGGGCAACCGCCCCTGTTCTGGAGGGAACACATGAAGGAATTGACAATCACCACCGGCGTACAGGAATACCACCTGAATGACAAATGCACGGTGTATTTTAATCCCAGCGATCCGGCGTTTGCAGACAAGCTTTACACAGCGTTTGACGCGCTGAAAAAGAAGCAGGATGCGCGGGACAATAACGTAGAAAAAATGAGCGCCCGAGAAATGTTTGACTGGCTCCGAAATATGGACGCCGAAATGCGCGAGACTATTGACGGGGTGTTTGAGCAGCCGGTGTGTGAGCCGCTGTTTGGCAACGTCAGCGTGTATGCCATCGCGGACGGTGCGCCGCTGTGGATGAACCTTATGGTTGCCATCATGGACGAGCTGGACGAGGGGATTAAGCGGGAGAAGGCTTTTCACAGTGAGAAGCTTGCAAAATATACGGCCAAGTACCACAGATGATGTACGACCTTCCGACGAGCCTTGAGGTGTGTGGAACGGAATACCAAATAGAAACGGACTTTCGCGTGATACTGGACATATTCTCGGTGCTGTCTGCTGTTGAACTAACGAGCGAAGAAAAATGCATCGGCGTGTTGGGAATGTTTTACCCCGTTTTTTTCACTATGCCTGGGGAGCACGTGGAAGAAGCGATAAAACAGTGCTTTTGGTTTATCAACGGCGGGAATGAGGAAGCGCAAAAAAAATCAACCAAGTTGATGGATTGGGAACAGGACTTCCGCCTGCTCATCGCCCCAATCAACCGCATAGCGGGGCAAGAGGTTCGGGCGCTGCCGTATCTGCACTGGTGGACGTTCCTTTCGTACTACGGTGAAATCGGCGATTGCTACTTCGCGCAGATCGTGCGTATACGCGATCTGAAAGCAAAAGGCAAACTGAAAGACAAAACCGACAGGGAGTTTTACCGCAGAAACCGCGACGCTATCGACATCAAGCGGCGGTACTCGGAAACTGAGGAAGAAATCATTAAGGGCTGGACGTAAAAAGCCGCCCCGGAGGGCGGCTGCGCGAATGTCAGTGATTTGCAATAAATGTAATGTCGTTGCCAGACCAAAAATCGGGTGTAAACCTGATTTCGAGTGTTTTCCAATCGGTGGGAACTTCGTAACCTATTACGCCGGACATCTTTTTCCCTGATGCAACGGTGCCGTCCAGCTGACCTTTATCTGCGGCCAACGTTCCGGTCATGCTCATGTTTGTGGAGTAGTCATCGACATACGCTTCAAAAGACATTATAGAGCTTATGGAAATATCTTTGCTGGATTTGTTTTCAATGGCAAATTCGCAAAATAGAAACACGTTGCCGCTGTCTGGTGTGTAAAAACCTTCTCCGCTTGATTGGGTGCAAGACACAAATGTGACTTCAATGTCTTTAAGGGAGACAACGTCACCAACTGCAAATTCCGTTTTCTGCGGAGCAGTTGATCCGTTTCCGCCTTTTGCGTCTGTATCCCCCACCTTTTCTGGGGAATTCCCACCAAGCGCAGTGCCAATAATGCCGATAGCAATAAACACAGCTATAACGATCAGCACAACCGGTTTTTTCTGTTTGGCTCCACAAGCGGGACAGACTTTCGCGGATTTTGCAATATCTGCGCCACAGGTCTTGCACTTAGTCATTTTATCCATTTTCTTCCACCCTCCAAGAAATTTTTTGCGGTTTGTTTATAATACCACACAAATACCATAAAAGCAAGTAGGTGATTGTATGGCAAACGCGGACGGTTCCGTTATCATCAAGGCCGATATTGACGATAAGCAGGCGCAGAAAGAACTCAATGCGCTGGAAAAGAAAATAGAAGCGCTGCAGGAAAAGCTCACCAACAAGAAATCCGCGCGAGATACTTTGTTTAACCAAGCCAACAACTTAGGCGCACAGCTTGACGAAGCAAAGGCCAAGCTGGCGCAGATGAAAGGCGGCGGCGAGTTCTTTACCAGCGACGCTATCAAGCAGCAGGAGGCCGCTGTAGCGTCTATGGAAAAAGAATGGAACGCTATGAATGACAAACTGGACAAGCAGAACGCCGCTATACGCGAGGGCGAAGCGGAGCTTGACCGAATGAAAGCAAAGGCCGGTGAGTTAAGTAAGCAACTTGGCAATACCGGGAAGAACGCCGGAAAGATACAAGAGGGGTTAGACAAAGCATCCCAGGGCATGGAGGCGTTCACAAAGCGCGTAAAAATGCTGGCAAAGCGGGCGCTGGTGTTCACCATCATTGCCCGTGCGTTGGCCGCCCTCCGGGATTGGCTGGCGGATGTGGTGGCCGTAAACGGTGAGGCGCGTGACGCTATCGCGCAGCTCAAGGGTGCGCTGCTGACGCTGGCACAGCCGCTTGTGCAGATCATCATCCCGGCGTTTACTGCGCTGGTTAAGGTACTGGCTACGGTGGTTTCGTTTATCGCAAATATTGTATCTTCCCTATTTGGAACAACGGCAAAAGAAAGCGCCAATGCGGCAAAGTCCCTGAACGACCAGAAGAACGCATATAAAGGCGTTGGCGGAGCGGCAAAGGCTGCAAGTAAACAGCTTGCGTCGTTTGATGAGATCAATAAGTTAAGCGGTGAAAGCGGCGGCGGGTCCGGTATTATTCTACCTGATTTCAGCACGGCGGCAAATTTTGCATTTCTTGATAAAATCGCGGACAAGCTTAAGAAGATTGGGCAGGACATTGTAAACCTGTTTAAGGATGTCACCGGGTTTATCGGCAACGTATTCTCCGGGGATTGGGGCGCGGCGCTGGACAACATTATCAACTTTGTAAAACACGCCTACACCTTGCTTGCTGACCTCCTGGACTTTGTAGGCTATATCTTTGGAGCGATCATAGACACCATTATAGAAAAGTGCGGTCTTGCCGGTACTCCGGTAGGAGATATGTTGACTGGTATCAAGGACATTGTGCAGGGAGCGTTGGGCCTTATTTCCGGCATCCTAACCCTTGACTTGGAGAAAATGAAGCAGTCTGTCATTCAAATGCTCACCGGCGTAAAGACATTTGTCCTGGGCGTTTTTGACTGGTTCAAACTGGGGCTGACAAGCTTGCTTGATTGGCTGGACGAAAGCACAAACGGTAGGTTCCATGAGTTGATAGAGCTGGCGAAAACTTACGTCAATGACGTAGTCGAGGGCATGAAACAGATTTTCAGCGGCCTTATTGAGTTCCTGACCGGCGTATTTACGCTGGACTGGAAAAAGGCGTGGGAAGGTATCAAAGAGATTTTCCGGGGTATCTGGAATACCATCGTAGGCGTTTTTGAGGCGGCTGTAAACCTCATCATCAAGGGTATCAACTGGCTTATTGACCAGCTGAACAAGATACACTTTGAGATACCGGATTGGGTGCCGGGTATCGGCGGTAAGTCCTTTGGCATCAATATTTCCCATGTAAACGAGCTTAAAATCCCACGTCTGGCGCAGGGCGCGGTCATTCCTCCGAACCGGGAGTTTATGGCAGTGCTTGGCGATCAGAAATCCGGGACGAACATTGAAACGCCCCTTGCTACGATGGTGCAGGCGTTCAAACAGGCTCTTGCGGAAAGCGGCTACGGCGGCAGCAATGAAGCCGTGTTGGTGCTGGACAAGGACGTGCTGGGCAAGGTCGTGTACCGGCTGAACAAGGCGGAGGGTACGCGCATCGGCGTAAATCTGTCGGAGGTGCAGGGATGAACTACATCAAACTGAACGGCATTTCCTTTGACGCTGACGTGGCCATTTCAAAGTACAACCGAAACTTTAACGTGCTGGACGGCGAAAACGCAGGGCGCGTAATGACGGGCCGCATGGTGCGTGACATCATCGGGACATATCTTGGCCACAAGCTGACGGTTTTTCGGCGCGGCGACAACTACAAGGGACTGGACGATTTCTGGGACTACCTGTACAAACACAGCGTGGATGACTTCGTTATGCTGGAAGCGGCAGACGGCCAGACCACCATTGCTTATGAAGCGTATTACACCAGCGCGTCGCAGGACTTGGAGAAGGGCGATGGAGGCGTAAACTATTGGGGCGAGATCGAGGTGAACTTCGTCCCGATGGACGCGCAGCTCCGCCCCTGAGAGGTGGCCTATGTCGAAAACGACTATTCTGTACAAGGACATAGCCCCCGGTGCGGCGTATGACGCGACTGTGGTCGCCACCGGCGGCACAGGGGACCTCACCCAAATTCCGCACGGAGCGGCTCCGGGTAAGCTTATTACGCTGGAACGGAGCCGCTGGGTGCTGGACGGCACCTTTGATGGCGTGTACGCGGAGGACAAGGTAGGCTTTTGGTCTACGGAGGTTTCCGGAGACAGCGGAGAGTTTACCAACCCGCCCAAAATCACCATGACGTTTACACAGCAGTATTCCAGCATGGGCATCCAGCTCACCTTTGACGAGGACACAGGAGAGTATTGCAGTGAGGTAGAAATCTCGTGGTATCAGGGCGCGGTGCTGCGGCGGGCGCAGTCGTTCCAGCCTGACAACGCGGTGTACTTCTGCGATTGCAGGGTAGAGAGCTTTGACAAGGTGGAGGTCACGCTGAAAAAGACCGTAGTCCCCCATCGGCGGGCGCGCGTCAATGAGATCGTGCTGGGCGTGGTGCGTAAATTCGGGATGAACGAAATACGCAACGCATCCATCGTAAACCAGGCGAACGAAGCCGCCGTAGAGTTGCCAGTGTCCACGCTAAACTGGACGCTTGACAGCCTGAAAGACGTGGATTACCTATTCCAGCTGAAACAGCCGGTGGAGGTGTGGAACGACAACCGGCATCTGGGGACATACTACATTAACAACTCGTCACGCACGTCCGCAAACGTGTATGTGATAGAGTGCCAGGACGCGCTTGGAGTGCTTGAATACACGCCGTTCAGCGGAGGGGCATACCTTGATGGAGTGAGTGCGAAAACGCTCTTAGAAACGCTTGCAAAGCCCTTTGAGGTGGAGTATGCGGGCGATGTGGAGGACACAACGCTGAAAGGCGTACTTGTTAAGGGCACCAACCGCAGCGCCATCCAGCAGGTCATATTTGCATGGGGCGTCTGTCTGGCAACAGACGGCGGGAACAAACTGCGGGTATTCAACCAGCCCACAAAGCCTATTCTTATCCCACGCGGGCGGACGTTCGTCGGATCTTCCGTTGCAACCGGCGCGGTGGTCACAAAGGTAAACGTGACGGCGCATAGCTATGTAGAAGCCAGCAACGGCAACGTGACCATCAATGGGGTTAAGTACAAAGACACCCGGACGGTGTACAGCGCCATCAACCCCAACGTGACCGCATCCGACCGGGAGAACGTCAAGGAGGTCACGGCGGCAACTCTTGTATCTGATGAGATTGTACAGGCGGTGGCGGACCGGCTGTACAAGTATTATTCGCTGCGTGACACAAACACGGCGACCGTGGTATACGGTGGCGAGAAGCTGGGCGACTGCGTAAGCATTTACACGCCGTGGGGCCTGCTGACTACAGGCAATCTTCACAAGATGGAGATAAAACTGTCCAACACGGTAGTGTACAACGCAGAAGTCACAGGTGCGTGGATCATCAGTCCGTATTTCTACTACAGCAACGACCTATTTTCCGGGGAGGTGTAACCTATGGCGCTTGACGATCTGGGCCTTATCACAAACCGAACACAGGCGGACGTGGATGCGGTCATTGCCGCGCTCAGTCGAATAGAGGCTGGGCGCGGCACCCCGGCGGACGTGCTTCTTCTAAGCGACAACAAGGGGTCGTACAACTACACCGATTTGAACCGCGTTGCGGGAGCTGTGCTGTATGTGGCGGAGGAATTGGAGGCGAATGGTTACAGCGTGACGGTAACAGCAAAGCAAGGGTGGACGGAAACGGACATTCCCACGCAGGCGGACATTGACCAGTACCTCGCGGACATCGCGGAAATACGCGGGGCGCTGCCTGTGCCAGCCGATGCCCCGGAGGTGCCGACAATGCCGCTGGACTATCGAAAGGCCAACGACATTGAAAGCATCCTCATACTGGTAGACCAGCTTGTGCAGAACATAGCCAAGTCGTGGTTTTACTCGGGAGACTTGTACTCCAACGAAATCAAATAATAAACGTTACTCCCGGCCAATCGGGGCGCGGGAAAGGGCAATAGGAGCCGACTATGGGAACGTAGTCGGCTCCGTCTTTTTTGGAAAGGAGCAGATATGCAGGACAGAATTTCCCTTTATCCTGGCCGCGTCAAGCTCACGCCTGTTTCCGGGCAGGCCAACGTGTACGACATGACCCGGCAGGACAACCCCACCACGGAGGGCACACCTCTGAACAAGTCCACGCTGCTGACGGACGAGGTGGCGGAAACGCTTGGGCTTGACCCGGCAACGGCTACGCCCTCTCAGGCCATCAACGCCGTGGCGGGCAAGGCAACGGTCGAAAAACTATCGCTGACGCTGACGGTGGCGGGCTGGGTGGCGGACGGCGACGACTGGAAGCAGCCGGTGACCATTGCCGGCGGCGCAGCGGGCAAGCAAGTGGATCTGGATGCGGACAAGACGGTTATCAAGCAGATGCTGGACGACGGCACCAACGCCATTTACATCGCCAACAACAACGGGACATTCACCGCCTACGCTGTGGGCGAGAAGCCCACCGCTGACCTGAGCGTTCAGGTGACGGTGTACGAAGTAAAGGAGGTAGTTTAACGATGGTTATTATCGGTAAATCGCAAATTGCGGGGGGGGCGGCGTAGCACCGGATATTGATTTCGAGTA